TCATCGCAGCGTCACTCCGTTTGCGTCGCCAATATCGAGTTCGCCGTTGAGCTGCTGCATCAGATCGCTGCCGCGAATCTGATACAGCACCTGAAGCTTGAGCCTGCTCGGGTGATCCGGATGCGGCTCAAGCTCCACCAACAGCAATTCCACGCGCGGCTCGGTGCGCTCGATGCCATCGGTAATCTGGGCCTTGATTTTGGCCAACAATTCCTCGTTGATGTTCTCGAACACCGACGACTGCAGGTCGCACCCGAAGTCCGGGCGCATAATGCGTTCACCCGGTTGCGTCAGAAACAAAATCCGCAAACTCTGGTGGATGTCAATCTCGTCGGCGACCATCCTGACGCCCGTTATCAGATCGAAGCTCGGCGGAAACGCCCAGCCCCGCCCGTACACCGCCATCGCGTTCTTGTTCATCATCGCCTTCCTCTATCAGCGCCGACTCAATCGACTGCGTTCGTTGCGTGAGCGCACCGGATTGCCCGGGATGCACGCTGCTCGCGCAGCATTACTGGTTCTTGAGCTCCACCGTCGCGCCCGTGACGGTCGCCCCCGCTTTACCTTTCAACTCCAGCTTTTGATTCGCCTCGACCGCGATTGCTTGCATCGCCGTCGCCTTGATGCCCGCTTTCGCCTTCAAGACCAGGTCCTGCGCGTCGCTGAGCATCTCCTTGGTGGTCTCGATCTTCACCCCGTCTTGCAACGTGACGCTGTCTTTGCCTTCGCCGTTGGTCATCACCATCGACGCGTCCTTGGTGTCCAATTCCAGTTTGAGCTTCGTTTTATCCTTGGTCAGCACCAGCGCCTTCTTGTCGTTATCCTGGCTGGGTGCATACGGGGCCGTTTGTTCCGGGTTGTGCATCGCCCCAAGAATCACCGGGTGGCTCGGGTCGCCATTGAAGAAACCCAGCACCACCTCATCGTCCTTTTCCGGATAAAGACACAGGCCGCTGTCCTTGCTCGCATACGGCATCGCAAAGCGCGCCCACATCGCCTCATTGGCCTTCATCAGTTCCGGTACGTAGACGCGCAGGCGATTGAGGCCCTTGAGGGTCGAGGCGTCCGACTGGTAGGCCGCGACTTTGCCGACATAGAGGTCCCATGCGCGGGGCACCGTGCTCGCATCCATGTCCGCGAACACGTCTCTTGCCTGGCCCACCGAAATTGTCGTGCGCCAGACACCTCCGACGCCGAACGTGTGACCGACCTCGGTAATCAAACCCGTGCCGCTCCATGCGCTGCCGAACCCCTCCACCATCAGCAGGTCGCCCAGCGCAAATTCGGTCGTGCCCAGCACCGTAAAGCTCGCGCGCACGCTCGACGCGTCTTGCGCGAGCTGCCGGGCATTGGCGAGCGCGTTGGCTTGCGTGGTTTGCAGCGGTACGCTGCGCGTGAGCCGCAAGGCCTCTTTTTCATTCAGCGCGTCGAGTCGCGACGGATCCAGGGCGGCCTTGCCGATCGTGACCGGCGCGTTCTCGACGTCGGCCGACATCTTCTGCTGGAGCGCGTCCCAACTCGCGACCGCGACACCGTTGCTTCGCCCTTGATTGCTGAAGTGCCACGCAGCTGACGTGAGCGGGATCACCCCCTGCGCCACCGGCAACTCCATGTTCAGCAGATGCGGTTCGCCGATCAACTGAGGTTTCACAATCTTGACCGCATCGGCATCCACCTGCGGCAACAGCCACACGTTGTAGGCCGACAGCCGCGCGCTGATGAACTGCCAGTCCGTACAATTGACTTGCACCAACTGCTCGTGCTTGAGGGCCTGCGGCAAGCCGTGCGGTTCCTTGAGCGACACCTTCTGCTCCTGGAGCAAGGCCTTGATGATGTCCGCATCGGTCTTGTCGGCAAAGAGCTGGCTGCGCGGCGGGGTGGTGAGCCCCTGCAGCCGATGCCGGACTTTCAGGCGAAACTCCGCGCGCTCATCTTCGCAGGTGAAACCCTGCTCGAGCACGAGCCCGGTAAAGAGCACCGTGGAGCTTGCGCCCACCTTGACCTTGAGCTGAATGCGCGTGCCGGGCCGGCACGCCTCGGCCGCGCTGGACGCCTCCTTCAAGAGCCCGCCCTTCAAGAAGCCCGGGCAATGAAAGGTCAGCACGGCCTCCGGAATCTGATTGATCCGCGCCACCGTCTGTGCGCTCACCGGCACGAAATACGGCAACTCCTGCGGCTTGTCTCCATAGAACACCTGCAGCGTAAAGGGCGACTTCGCGTTCGATCCCGAGAGTGCCATCATGCCCCCCCATCGCCGAGCGAGCCCAGCGGCCGGGTGTCCATGATCGATTGGCCCACCTTCTGCCCGCCCTCGACCACCGCGTCCTTGAACCGCTCACCCGCCTCCACGATCTCATTGCCGAACGATTCAACGCTCTCGACCACGTCCTCCACCAAGGCGATCAGACTGTCGCCTGAGACCAACTCGCTCAAGTTATCCAACCCGTTGGTCACCGCCATCGTCAGGTAGTCGATGCCGCCTGCGCCGCCGGGCAGCGCGAGGCCCGCAGCCATCGCGAGCATCGGCAGCGTCGCCATGTCCGAGATCGTGATTTTTCCGACCTTCGGCATCCCGCCCGGCGCCGATTTGCGCAACTGCTGACCCGGATCGGCTTTCAGCGATAATTTCGCCGTCGCGCGCAACGGTGTCCCATCGCGGTCAAACAACGTGTAGCTCACCGACATCGACTCCATGCGCCCCTCGAAGGAGTCGTGCCCATGCCACTTCATCTGACCCCACGTCACCTTCAACGAGCGCGGCACCTGGGTCGCCTGATCGATGTCGCAGCACAGCCGATGCAGATCGTTCAGGTGCTCAGTGATCGGTATTGGGTTTCTCGGCAAACTCGCATCGAAGATCAAGTCCACGACCAGCGTATCGAGCTCCACCCCGCCAAAGTCGAGCCACGTATACGGCGCATTCATGATCTCGGTCCCAGGGTACTTGGCCCGAAAGCCGAGCGCGACCGACTCCGGGTTGTACATCGCTTCGACCTTTCCCGCGGCCAGCGCTTGCGGCTTGCCTTGCACAATCGGGAACGCTTCGATCGTCAGCCTGGCAAGTGATTGTCCCAGCGGCATCATGACGTTCTCTCCCGTTCATCGCGCAAGGTATCGAGCACCTGGCGCACAATCAGCTTGACGAGCCGATCCTGCTCTTCGCGACTCAAGCGCGTGCTCGCCGGCGTAAGCGCGCGCGGCGCACTGTCCTGGCTCACCTGGGCCTGGATCACCAGCTCCCGGATCTCGACGGTCATGCTTTGACTCCCAGCCAGCTCATCTCGCGATACGCCAGCTCCAGTGTGTTAATCAGGACCGTGTTGCTGTTCGCATCCAGGTCGCCCATTTGCCAACGCACCGGCAACGCGTCCGTGAGCGTCCAGCTGGCCACCGGTATCGAGTACGCATTGAGCAGCATGATGATCACGCTCGCGTAGTCGAGCTCGAAACTGCCGAGCACATCGTCGAACGTCTTCGTCAGCGGAGTGAGCGTCATCACGCCGCGCTCGAGCACGAGCGGCCCGTGCGTCACCCGTTCGGGCAGACTCACGGCGCCGACGTTTTCTCCGCCGGGGCGCAGACTGGTCACCTCCAGTTGCCGGTTCAAGCCCGAGATGCGCTGAAAGCGCAAATCCACCGGGCTCGGCAAGCCGAGAAAGAAAAACGTCGCCATAAACCGGTGCGAGACCGATGGCTCAAACAGGGCATCCATCATGACGTCACACTCCCGTTCAGCTGCGCCTCACTCGCCCGCGCATGGCTCTCGCTCGTCGCGAACTGCAAAGTCAGATCAACAAACTCGGCCGGATAGCGCAGCGCGACCGAGATTTGCACGATCATCCGGCCCGCCAGCACATCTTCGCGCGTCATCGTTTCATTGAGCCCAAGCAACACACGAAACGCGTGCTCCTCCTTGCTCCCGAACAAGCCGCCCTTGCGCCACAAGCTGCGTAACCACGCGCTCGCCAGCCCTTTGAATTTGAACCAGGTGATTTCATTGTTCGGCTCGAACACCACAAAGCGGCCAATCTCCGTCAGACTCGACGTGATATAGGCGCCCAGTCGCTGCGTCTGGACATAGCGCTCGTGCGGCCTGCCCGGGCCCGCGAGCGTGCGGCATCCCCACACGCGAATCCCTCGACCGGGGAAGCTGCGGATCAGGTTGATCGACTCGCCCGCGTCGTCAAAGAGCGCGGTGCCAGCCCAGTGCGGGTATTGCGGTTGCACGACGTACCCGAGCGGCGCGTTGGCCGGGGCCTTCCACACGCCGACCTCGCGGTCCGTGCGCTGGATCTGGGCGGCCACCGCGGCCGAGGGCGGCAGCCATCGCGGCATCTGATGGGTGTGCTTGCGCTCGACCACCTTCAGCCGCGGCCAGTACGCTGCGCCATTGGCCAGGCGCGTCAGGTTTGGGTCATCGTTCCTGAGCTCATTCACGAAATCATCCAGGCACGTGCGCGCACGCTGGGGATCGGCCGGCGTATCGATCAGGCAAAATAGCCCGCGCCGGGCTTCACAGGCGTCGAGCATCGCGCGCCACACCTTGCGCCAGTGCTCGGTACTGTGGTCCGGCAGCAGCGCGAGATCGGGGACCGCCATCAGCGTGAGCGTGGGCGCCTGCGCCACCGCCGCGAACACTTTTTCCGCACTCAGTGCGGGAGCGACCGCCTCGCCAATCCTCGACGAGTCCGCGTCCGCTTGCGGGGGCTCGTCCAGCGTCGCTGCGATCGCCTCGCGCAGGCTGTGTTTGACGCTGTCCGTATTCAGGGCATGCGACACCGCGTGTGCAATGTCTTCGGGCGCCAGCGTCTGGGTCACGGGCCCGCCCGTCGTCGCATTCTCGTTCAGCGCCCGGCGCACGTCTGGAATGGCCTGCCCGATCGCGTCTCGATCGAGCAATGCCTTGGTGAACTCAGCGAGCTGCGCTGCGTCGAAGATTGCCGCCTGAGCGTGGGGGGCACGCACGCTTTCATAGATCTCCGTGATCCGCTTTGCGCTGAACAGGTTCGCGACCATCTGGGCGACGTCGTCCGCGATAAATTTCGTCATCATCTCGTCGACGATCGTCTGCGCATTCACGGCCTGGAGCTGATCGACCAGTGCCGTGACCGTCACGGCTTCACGAAGCTGCTTCGCCACGGCTTCATCCAGCACATCCGCTTGAAGGACGCGATCGATGGCCCGCCCCACAGTGGCCTCATCCAGCATCAGCGTTTGCTTCTCGCTCGCTTTCACGATCAGCTCACGCGCCAGCGCGCGAGCAATCTGCTCAAGGACCGACGCATCGATCATCGACATCTGTGGCGGCGGCGGCACCAGCGCCAGCGCCAAGGCCTGCGCGCCGGACGTGAGGCCCGCGCTTGCCGCCGGCGCGTGTTGCGCGAGCGATTTGACAATGGCTTCGGCCAGATGCTTGCCCACCAGTGCCTTGGCGATGCGCGCCACATGATGGTTGATGTCCAGCACGCGTGCCACAGCCGCCGGCACGCGCGCCATCAGCACATCCGCGGCCGGTGCCGCCAGCGCCGTGTACTCCGCCACCGACACCACAAAGCACGGCTCGCCGCCGTTGTCAAAATAGTGCTGCACAGCGGCGTGCATGCTGCAGCGCGAGGCAAGATCAAAGGGCCAGTCCGAGGCCCCGCCACCAAATTTATCCTGATAGTCGTCCATCGACTCGATGGCCGTGATCTGATGCGGCGCGCCTTTTTCCGTATAGCCAATAAACACCGGCACGGCCGTCGGCGCCTCGGCTTGACGCACCACGCGCCTGATCGGCGTCTCCGGAACATAGACGCCCGGTTGATTTGGGTTCACCACGATCGCTCCTCACCGATTGAAGATTCGGCCTTGCATGCCTCCTGGGTGAGCGATCGCTCGATCACCATCAGAGGATTAGGACTACGAACGGCTTATCAGACCAGACATTTCTACCGCGGGCCTGCCAAGCGCCATGACCGTCGCGCTCGACTACCCTCCCTGGCTAAATTGCAACGTCAGAAATTCGGCCGGTTGCCTTGGCGCAATGCCGACCTTGACCTTGAGCGTGCCTGCGATGATGTCAGCTTCGGTCATCGTGACGTCTTGCCCGACCTGAACGAAGTAGGCTTTGCTTGGCGTGTCGCCCGCCAGCGCCCCACGGCGCCAGAGCTTGTTCAGGTAGCCGTCGATGACCGCCTTCACCCGCCCCCAGGTCAGCTCGCTATGGGGCTCATTCACGGCAAAGCCAATCAGCCGTTGGATATCGCGCGCAGCCATATTCGCCAGGCGCCGCGTGCCGATATATTGCCAGCCCCCTTCAGCGGACGCCCGCGTGCGGATTCCGCACACGAACGTGCCACGCGTGCCACGCGTGCCAAACGTGCGAATCACGTTGGTTCCGTTCTCGTTGCGCGTGCCGTGCTCCTCGTCGCTCAGCGCTTTCTCGACCGACTCGACCCCTTGCAGCGGGATGTATGCCGGCGCCTTCCAGACCCCGCGCTTGCGGTCATTGACGACATACGTGCCCGCCACCGCGGCGCTGGGCGGCAGAATCAGCTGCGGGGCCTGCGCCTCGATCGCGGCGACGATCCGCTCGTACAGTTTTGACGGGGGCTGCTTGTTGGTCGGCGCCAAGTCACTCAAATGTTCCTTACGTCCGTCCGGGTGCCCGAGCAACTTGACCTCGGCATCGGCCGGTCGAGGCGCCCTGAACATCGTGATCAGCGGCGGGTAATACACGGCCGTCTGATCAATTCTTGTATTGTTCCACGCCTGTCCATCCGGGCTATCCACCAGCAGGAAATGGCCTCGATCCAGCCTGAGCAACGGATCCAGTGCCTGATAAAGCGACGACTTGTGCTGTTTCAGTGAGTCGTCCCGCTGCGGACACACCAGCAGCGAAATCTCCGGATAATTGCGGATTTCCGCAGGCAGTTGGTCAAGCCGGTGGCCGCTCAATTGCGCGTCGGTCAACGGCAGGATGTAGCAATTGCCGCCGCCATTCATAAAATACAGCTGAATCGCGAACCACGCATCATCGACCGGATAGCGTCCGCACGTGATCGTATAGGCGTCGGCATCCATTTCCCTGTCTACGGTGTCATGCTCGTCCTCCAGCGCGGGCCCGGTTCGCGTGAGCGTCACCGTCAGTCGCTCGGCCGGGCCGATTGGCCTCGGCCGGAATTTCATCGTGAAGTCCAGCCAATTCTGAACGGCGATGCAGGTGCCGCTGCGGCCCTTGGCGACCTTTTTATCACCATCCTTCGGATCAGCCGCCGGCTTCACGGTGAAATTGCCGATAAACACCGGCACGGCGGTCGTGCTCATAGAAGCGGGAAACGTGAGCGACGCGGTTTCCTCGATGCGTATACCCGGCGCGATAGCCATGCCATCCTCCATCAGCCATGATGTCAGTTCGTGGGTTTCAATCGGGTCCACTATGCCTGCGGCAGTTCCTGCGTAAATTGCACGATGATAAATTCCGCCGGCCGGACGGCCGCGAGCCCCACCTGGATAATCAAGCGCCCGTTCCGGATATCGTCGTCGTCCATCGTGATGCCCTGACCCACCTTCACGAAGAATGCTTCCTTGGCCGAGTTGCCCGCCAATGCCCCCTGCCGCCACAGCCGGGTCAGATAACCTTCGATCGCGGTTTTGACCTGCGTCCAGGTGGCTTCCCCATTCGGCTCGAACACCGCCATGCGCAGCGCCGCTTTGATTTCCCGCCCAGCCGTGTTAAAGAGGCGCCGCACCGGGATGTACCGCCAGTCGTCATCCTGGACCGCCAGCGTGCGCGCCCCCCAGATCAGCGCGCGGTGTTCCGGGAACGTGCGAATGACATTGATCCCTTTCAGATTCATGTCGCCCTGCTCGGTGTCCGAGACCCGCTCCTGCAGCGACTCGACGCCCGCGAGCCCGACGTTGGCCGGCGCCTTCCACACGCCGCGCTCACGATCGGTGCGGGCATACGCGCCCGCCACCGCGGCGCTCGGCGGCAACACCACCGAGGCGCGTGCCAGAAATCGATCGATCTGCTCGCTGATGCCCGCGTAAGCCTCGCGATCGTGTTGGGCCAGGATGGCGAGCGTGACGACCTCTGCCTTGGGGTGATCGGTCACGGCAATCGCGGTATCCAGCGGGCGCGCGGGCTTGAGCGACGTGACGAGATCCGGAAAATACACGGCCGTTTGCGACTGCTCCGTGCTTGGACGCGTTTTGCCATCCACGCTGTCCGCAATCAAGAAATAGCCTTCTGGTTGCGCGAGCAGATGGTTCAGCTGGGCGTAAATCGCCGCCTTCTTCCCTCCCAGCGTATGGTCCGTCTGCGGACACACCAGCAGCGAAATGTCCGGATACTTGGCGATTTCGCTCGGCAGCGCGTCAAGCTGCGCGTCGATAGCGGGATCCACCGGCAAGATGTAGCACATGCCGCCGCCGTTCACGAAATAGTGTTGTACCGCGAGCGCGCCTTCATTCCAGGTCGCATTCAGCTTCACCTCCACCTGTTTGGGCACGGTGCCGGATCGCGCGGCATCCGCACCGCTCGCGCCACGCGCGGCGGGGGGCGGGGTGGGTGTCGAGGGGGCCGGGATGGACGTCAGAAAAACCTTCAAGAGGATCTCGACGACCGCCGGAAGCGTGGCCACGAGATCGGGAGCCGGCTCTTCAGGTTCCCGATTCGCCTCGTCCTCTTTGTGTTCATCGGTCCCATCGGCGGGCCATTGAATCGCGAGCGCGCTCGCCGTCTCGAAGTGCAAGGTAAAATCCAGCCAGCTGTGAATCGCCACGCACTTGTCACCGTTTGCGCCGATGACGCCCGGCGCGCTCGCCTTCTTTCTGAAGGTCCCGATAAACACCGGCACCGCACTCGCACTCGGTCGCACCGCGTACGATACGCTGGCCAGCTCCCTGATTTCGACACCCGGCACGGCAGTCATAGACTTCTCCCGCTAGCAGTTCATCGACCCGATGCCATCAGGCACTCGCACCCACTTCTTGCGTGAATTGCAGGATGATGAATTCAGCCGGGCGCACCGCCGCGAGGCCGATCTTGATGATCATGTGACCTTGCTTGATGTCGTCTGAACTCATGGTGACCCCCTCGCCCACCTGCACGAAAAAGGCTTCGCTTTCCTTATTGCCCGCAAGTGCCCCATTGCGCCACAGTTTGGTCAGGTAGCTCTCGATCGCGCCCTTCGCCTTCGCCCAGGTGGCCTGGCTGTTCGGCTCGAACACCACGGCGCGCATCGCCGCCTTGACGTCGCGCTGGACCGCATTGAAGAGCCGCCGCACCGGCACGTAGCGCCACTCATCGCTCGCCACGGCGAGGGTGCGGGTGCCCCAGATCAGCGGGCCGCGGTCAGTGAAGTGGCGAATGACATTGATCCCTTTCAGATTCTTCTCGCCCTGCTCGTCATCGCTCACCAGGGTCGTGAGCGTGTTGACCCCCTTGAGCGGCACGTTGGCCGGCGCCTTCCACACGCCGCGCGCGCGATCGGTGCTGGCATACGCGCCCGCGACCGCCGCACTCGGGGGCAGCACCACGGGCTCGAGCGCCGCGATCCGCGCGTCGATCGCTTCGCTGATGCTGCGATACAGCTCGGGCCAGTGTTGCTGGAGACCGGCGAGCGTCTCGACTTCCTCTAATTTGGCCTCTCCTTCATCCTTCGGCGGGAATTTCTCGAAAGTGCCTTCTTCTACCTTGCCATCACCGCCAGCAAACGTGATGGCAATCTCCGCATCCGCCGGACGCAGATGCCGCAGTGTCGTTTCAATCGCCGGGTAATACACCGCCGTCTGCTCGGCTTCCGTGTCCGGGACTGTCTTACCGTCATCGCTATCGGCAATCAGAAAATAGCCCTTGTTTTTGTCTTTAGCCAGCAACGGCCCCAGCGCCGCATAGATGGCTGGCTTCTTGCCGTTAGGTGGCATCGAGGCGTCCGGTTGCGCACAGACCAGCAGCGTGATATCCGGGTATTTTTCGATCTCGGCGGAGAGCTGGGCCACGCCTTTCGCGTCCACGTCGTCAGCCAGCGGCAACAGATAGCACGCACCCCCGCCGTTATGAAAATAATGCTGCAGCGCGAGCGCACTATAGTTCGCGGTCAACTCCTTCACCAGGCTCGCGTAATCGCCTGTGTCAAACTTCTTATTTTTAGCAAACTCCGTAAGCAGCTTGTTGTTCAGCTCCACTCGCACCTTCGTGGTCGCTTCAAACGCGGCCGTAAAATCCAGCCAGCTGTGAATCGCCACGCATGGGCGTGGGTCGCTCGCCTTGCGCTTCTTGAATGTGCCGATAAATACCGGTACCGCGGTCTCACCCGATGGCACCGACAACGACAGTCCTTTGAGTTCCTCGATATACACACCCGGCGTTGAATACATGAGATGCTCCTTGAGTGATCCAGTGGCGCGGCACAGTCAGGCACATCAAGCCTGAGCCATGTTCTGCGTGAATTGCAAAATGATGAATTCAGCCGGCCGGACTGCCGCCAAGCCGATCTTGACGATCATTTGACCGGCCCGAATGTCGTCTTCGGTCATCGTGAGACCCAGGCCCACCTGCACAAAGTACGCCTCCTCGGCCTTGTTGCCGTGGAGCCCGCCCCGCTGCCAAACCTTGTACAGGTAGCTGTCGATCGCCTTGCTCACCTGTACCCACGTCGGCTGCGCATTGGGCTCGAACATCACCGCCTGCATCGCCTTCTTGATGTCGCGCTGGGCCGCGTTAAACAGGCGCCGCACCGGGACGTAACGCCACTCATCGTTATTCTCGAGCGTGCGTGCGCCCCAGATCGTCGTGCCCATCCCGCGAAACGTGCGGATCATGTTGATCGGCTTGCTGCACACATTGAAGCGCCCCTGAAACGCATCGGTGACCAATGCGGCCGGCCGAACGCCCCCCTTGAGCACCACGTTGGCCGGCGCCTTCCACACGCCACGCTCGCGGTCCACCGTGCAATACGCGCCGGCGACCGCCGCGCTCGGCGGAATCTTGTGGTGTTTCGTGATCTTGCCGGTTGTTGTGTCCCGATCTGCCGCCCAGTCCGCATGCAACCACGGGTAATACACGGCCGCATACGGGTTCAACTCATACTGATGCTCTTCATCCTCGTCGGGGAGCGAGTTCGTCTTGCCATCGTGACCAGTAGGCTCGTCATCCGGACCATCGAGGATCGCAAACAACGTCTTCCCGCGTTGGCACAGCGCGTTGACGGCCGTACGAATATCCTCGCCGGCCGCGACCAGCAGCGTCACATCATCGAGCTTGGGAACTTCGTCCTCCAGCTCTTCCGTGGGAATCACCCAGCAATACCCGCCCCCGTTCTCGAAATACGTCTTCAAGCTCGATTGCAGATTGTCGCTGAAGTCGAACTTTGCATTTTCATTTGATGCTTCGAGGAGCTTCACCACATCCAGCCAGGAGTTGATACGCGTCTTGACCTTAATCAACCCTTCTTTGTCGCAGGCAAAGACCGGTACGGCCGTCGCACTGAAGCCGACGGATAGCGACGGGTTATGGAGCTGCTCAATATAGACGCCAGGGGTTGTATACACAGTAGCCATGATTGCTTCTCTCCGAATAGACGGTCTTTAGCTGCAAACTCAGCGGTGAGCGCGAGTCAGACCGCGCCCGCGCTTGAGCGAGTCTCCCTACTTGTGCCACTCGACCGTCGCATGGGTCCCCGCCAACGTCAGCTCTTCGAGCGCCACCTCGTTGCTACCCGCATTCGCGTTCGGTCCGGTCAGGCTCGTCGGCCAGCAGTCGTGAACCGTCCAGGACAGCAGCAACTTGGTGCACGCTTCGTTGGTCAGGCTGATCGTGATGTCCTTCATGTCCACCTGGTTCAGTGTGGTCGAGTTGATCCAATCGTACAGTTGGCTCTGACCCGGCACGATGCCGCGACTCAGCGTAATGTCCAACACCTGGGCTTGCCCCGGGAAACGCAAGTACAATCCCATCCCATCCTTGTATTCGATCGTGTCAAACCCGATCTTCAGTCCCGAGGCGGACTGGAACGCCATCACCTCGTCGCCCACCGTTACGCGGAACCGATAGGTCGGAATCGGATATTTGACTGCGATTTCTGCTGCGGAAGTAGCCATGATGATTTCCTCTTCACTCGTGAATTGGGGCAACCGTCAGCGCTACGCCGTCCGCCCCACGGGTTAATAACCGCACTGCTTGACCACCGACTGCTTGCTTGACGACACGGCAAACGACTCGCCGTCTCGTGGTTGCCCACTCGCACAGGCGGTACGCCTGCGCCTCCCCCATTCACTGCCACCGACGCCCAAACCATGCGCGCGCCGGGCACCGGATCACGGCCGGTCTGATCGCAGAGCACGCATCATCCGTACGTCATTCGTCTTCTATGCACTCCTACCTATTTACCCTTCATCTCGGTATGCTCCATCCTCGTGCGCTGTCCGGTTGCCCGACGCCGGCGTGGGCCTGAACGCTAGCGACCGGACGAATCTTCGGGAGGTGGCGCCGCTCGGTCAATCGGCGCGTGAGGCACGTCGCCGCTCACCCGCACACCCCGCTCGATCGTCATGCCCGCCCCCGGCGCCCCACATAGCACAGCTCGCGATACGACAGTTCCAGTTCCTGGATCCGGATCGCGTGACGGCTGACCTCCAGCTGGCTGCTGTGCCAGTTCACCGGCCGTGCGTCGTTCACCATCCAGCCGCACGTCGGCAGCGACCGCTCGTCCAGCAACATGATCACCACGCTCAGGCGGCCCCACTCGGCATCCGCCAACATCGCCTCGAACCCCTGCGCCAGCTTCGTGCGGCGCATCACCGCGTCTTCGATCACGAGCGACGGGCGCGCGACACGCTCCACCAGACCGCGCGTGTCAATGCGCTCGCCACCTGGCGCCGGCGCGTTCATGGGCGCTCGCCCGCACAAACCCGAGATCTGCTGGAAGAACAGATCCACCGGCCCCGACATCACGGAGTTCGTCAAGAAGAAGGTCGCGACGAACCGGTGCGCGACGTTCGGCTCCCACCGCTCACGCTGGCTCATGCTCGACCCCGTTTGCTCACGCAGGCTCATGCTCTCGCTCCACAAGCGTGACCGGACACGCGCCCGTCTGAAACACCAGGTTCACGTCGATGAAGTCGGCCGGGTTCAACACCGCCACCCTCACCCGCAGGATCAGGCGTGCGGCGCGCACGTCGTCGTCCGTCATCGTCTGGCCAACCCCGACCGCCACCCGAAACGCCTCGTCCTCGGTGGCGCCGACCAGCCCCCCCGACAGCCACAGCTCGCGCAGCCACACGGTCGTCACGCTGCGAAGCCGCCGGTGCGTGAACGCGTCGTTCGGCTCGGATGCCACAAAGCGCGCCAGTTCCCGCACGCGGGCCTCGATGTACGACAGCAAGCGTCGCGTCTGCACGTAACGCGTCGCGTGCGGCGTGCCGCGCGCAAGCGTGCGGCACCCCCAGATACGCACGCGCCGTCTCGGAAAACTGCGCACCAGGTTGACCACTGCGGCGTCGTGCCGCAACCGCGCCCCCCCGTCGTGGCGGGCCGGCTTGAGGTCCTCATCGAGCGGCACGGTGGTCGGTGCCTGCCACACCCCGCGCTCGCGGTCCGTGCGCTGGATCAGCGCGACCACCGCCGCTGACGGCGGCAGTCCCGCTCGGTCGATTCTCGTGTACGGTTCCTCGCTCACGAGGCGCGGCCAGTACGCCGCGCCATGCTCGCCATGCGTCCACTCGGCCGACTTCAGCAACTCGCCGACGTGCAACGGATCCCCCGGGGTGTCCAGCACGCAGAACACCCCCTGCGGCCGCTCCACCAGCAAGGTCGTCCAGACTTGCTGCCACAAGTCGATCAGCGCATCCGGCAGCAGCGCGAGATCGGGCATCGCGAGCAGCGTGATCGACGGCTCGGCCGCGATCTGCTCGAACAGCATCGGCTCGCACAACGCGTCGGCGATCGCCTCGTCCGTCTCCACCTGCGCGTACCCGACCGGTAGCACATAGCACGGCTGCCCGCCGCACGCGAAATAGTGCCGCACCGCGGGCCCCAGCACGCTGGAGCGCGTGCCGAGCAGCTTCGCAGGCTCCCGCCCGAAGCGCTGCTGATACGCGTCCCAGCTGTCGATCCGCACGAGCCCGGGCGAGACGCGGTCGGTGGCCGTAAAACCGAGAAACACCGGCACCGCGCTCGACACCTCGCTGCAAGGCATCTCGATGATCGGCTCCGGCTGGCTTACATCGGCTTGCTTGAACATCGCTATACTCCTCGCATTCCATTCGGACTACGAAATTTGTGGATCTGATCTCGATACCGATCAAGTCCCCCAACGCCTGCTGCCGTGGCGTGAATGCGCCCGCAGTTGATGCATTGCGCCGGGCAGAGCGCCGCTCCACCACCCTGACCTTCTTCTTCACGCGCAGCGCGCCGCTCGGATGTCCTGCCCGGGCGCGCCCGCCCGTCCCCGCGTTTCCCGTCGCCCCCCCCTAGGTAGGGGGGGATCGCCGCGGCCCCTCTGCCCTAACCATGGTCACCGGGCTTGTGCTCCTCGCCCAGCATCGCATCCGCCCAGCGCTGCGCGAAGTTTTCGCCGCGCCGGTTGACCAGCCGGATCACGATCTCGGCCAGCTTCATCCCCACCAGCCCCACCGCGAACGCGACCGCCCCGCGCAACGCATCACCCGCCTGCGGTAAAAAGTATTCGACGATTCCCGGCGAGATGAAGGTCGCCGTCACCATCCCCACCAGCACGTAAATCACCCGTTGCCGCGGTGCCAACCCCTCCACCAGCACCACCGGCACCAGTGCGCCCACCGCACACGCCAGCAACACCCACACGTGCCCGGTCATCACCGCCGTCCCGTTCATCGCATCTCTCCTTCCAGCCCCGCGCCGAGCGCGTTGGGCTCGTCACCCCGCCCGTGACCCGTCAGCCCCTGCTGCGCGCTGACCCAGCGCTGCAGCGCGCTCAGTTGCTCAGCGGTTTCGTGGTAGAGCCGGGCTTCGCGCTCGTGCTGGGATTCAACGTCTGTGAGGCTAACGGCGCTGGGGGTTTCATCAACGCCGTGGGCGGGCTCGGATAGCTGCAAACGATTGGCGTCGTTCCACATGCTGACAAACCGAGCAGGAATCCGACAGCCAGCATCCTGACGATCCAGCACTTCACGCGGCACCTCCTTGTTCCGAACCACGACCCGATCGCGATACACGGTGCGGATCGACTCCTGCCGCTGCGCGTACGCGTGCTCAAGCGCCTGCGTCAGCGTCTGCTGTTGCTGCTGGAACTGCACGACTTCGCGCGCCTGCTCAGCCAAGAGCGCCTGCTGCGCGCCCCCCCCCCCCCCCCAGTACGCGCCCCCGTGGCTCACCACCAGGCCCGCCCCCACCGCCAGCAGCAATTGCGGGTTCATCGCGGCACCTCCGTGCGGCGCGCGCCGGCCCGCAGGTGCCAGCCCAGCAGCGCGGCCACCCCCACGCTCGTGACGATGTCGCTGACCCACACCTCCTGGTAATCGAACCAGATCAGCCCGATCACGTTCATCACGCCGCCCAGGCTGATCAGCGCCAGGCTCGCGCGCAGCCCCCGCGGCAGGTCCGGCCCCGCGAGCCGCCACCCCGCCAGCAGCGTCACCGCCAGATTGACGCCCTCATACACGACCATCGGCAGATTGAAGTGCATCGCCCCACCCATTGATTAATCCGTGATTCAACGCCCCGCGCGCGTGACGCACGCGCACTACGCCCGCGCATTACGCAAATAACCCGCGATATTTACCGCGCCGATTAATCGTCAAACACTCGCGGCGCATCGGGTGGCCCGGGCGCGCCAAGCCGAGATGCACCCAGGTCTCAAACTCGTAAATCAATTGGTCAAAGGCGATGTCCGACGCGGCAATCGCCCGACACACGTCCAGCGGACTACCGAACGTCGGACAGGTGAAATCCACCGCCAGCCCCAGCAGGTGCGCACTGCTCTTGACGCCACCCACGTAGGTGTTCAGCGCCGCGCAGCGGTAGCCCGAGGACACCAGGATCGGCCGGTCGCCCAGCACCGTGCGCACCTGCTCCAGCGTCTTGGCCAGATGTGTCAGATGCCCCCGCACTTCGCGCGTCGGCGTGTTATCGATCCGCGCCTTCTCGGCCATCTCGGAGCGCACGAATTCCTGTAACGAGAAATGCGCACTCAATTGCATCGTGGCATCGACCGTGGCCAT